ATGACTGGTAGTTCTTAAACAGCTTAAGACACTCTATTAGTTTATCACTATAATACTTTCTTCTGTTCTTTATCTCAACAATATAATTACTATCTTCAGCATCATAGGAACTAAAATTATCCTTACAAAGAATAAGATTAGTTCCATAGTTACTGTTTATGAAATCTATAGTGGATTTCTCATTCATTATAATTACATTAGTACATTAATTACTGTGTCTTGATATAGAGCCAAGTTTTGAGTTCTCACTATGAGTTATCCATCTAATATTACTTAATGTATATCCATCATTTGAGTTTATTCTATCTATACTTGGAGATAATTTTCTATCATACCCAGATTTAACCCAGTTGTCATAAAGTTTATTAAAATATTCATTATTAATTGACCATTCATAAAATAAATCTCTATCCAAAATATCTAACCCTTTGTAAATATGCCTCTTAACATAACCACGAACTCTCCTGTTCATATTATTATAAGTAAGCATTAACTTACCTTTCTTTGTTTTCCAATATTTTCTGTTATTAGAATTTATAGCATTTGCTCTTTCTTCTTTTGTTTTGTATTTTTTATTCGCCATTATCTTAAAGGGTATTTAGTTTCTTTGTAGTCTTCTAATATCATAGGAACTGCAATAGCTTCTTTACCACCTATCACTACACCACACCCAATAGCAGGTTTTAACCCTGCCTTAGCATAACCAAAAGCATACTCTTCGTGATTAATACCACAACCTACTTGCATACCAAATATTCTATTGTTTCTACCAACAACGTACTCTACATAAAGTTGTGTATGTAAATGACCTTGAACCATAGACTGTAAATCCTTTTTACATTTAGTCCTTGCAGTACCACCTTCTCCGTGAGCATAAAGCACACCATCCACCTCTAACTCTGTATGGAAATTCCAAGTAGGAACTTGCAACACTTCATTATAATCCTTAATCCATTCTCTTGGGATGCCACCTGTTTGAGCCTTACGCATTATAATTCTACTATGATTACCTATAATTACATCTACCTCTGGAAAGTGCTTGTAATATCTATTAAGCCTTTTGATAGCTAAAGACAACTCATCTCCACCACCCATACCATTAGCATCTGTTTCGTGATATGAACTATAGTGATGGTCTAATTCATCTCCAATATGTATAACTCTATTACAATTATACTTATTGTAAGTATCTACCAAGAAATCTAAATAAGTATCTAAGTCAAAAGGACAATGTGTGTCTCCTATAACTAAAACTCTTGATTCTTGATTGTTTTGCCTATAATTCATAAGCATTTGCTCTTCGTCTTTAGATAGACGATACCTGTTTGATTTGTTTAACATCTGTTACTAATTTTAACATTTTTTTACATTCATTAAATTTATCTTTAGCTTCATCTTTATAGAACTCTAAAAACAAACTATAAACTCTTCTGATTAAAGCAAACTCTGTTTTAGCACCTTTAAGTATTTTATGTGCTTTAGCTTTACCATAACCTTTAAAGTATTTTACATTATCAGCAGTATCTCCCATTATCATTTGATGATAAAAGTTATACTTAGCCTCAAAATCTTCTATCTTAACCAACTCTCTTCTGGAGTAGTAAGTATCAAAAAACCAACAAGGAAATTGCTTGTAGTCTTTATCATTAGCAGCGATAATTACATTATTCTCACCTAATTCATCGCAAGATTGTTTCCATAAGGTAGCAACAACATCATCTGTTTCATAACCATCAACCCAATAAGAATTAAACTCTTTTTTTACGTGATTATGTAAATCTGACAAAAATGCAGGTCTTTCTTGTGTTCTATTAGCCTTGTATTGCTTATTTAAAGCCACTCTAAAGTTATTTTTAGAGCCATTGCATATCCAAATATCATCGAACTCACAAATGTCGCTTAAATCCTTTAAAACATAGCCTAAATAGTTATCAAACTTATTCTTAGCCTCATCTAATGTTTCTACATTAAAACAAGCTGAATAAATTAAACTATCTGCATCTAATATTAGTCTGATAACTTACCTCCTTTCTTTATTTTTTTTAATTTTATAGAACTAATTGTTAGCCATTCGCTAACGTGAAATTCAACAAGAGAATCATTAAAGAATTGTAAGGCAATCGTGTCGCCTTCTACTTCAAAACTATCTTCACTTCTGCCACATCTACTTTCAATATCTGTAATTGTATCACAATTTTTCTCAACTGTAAAAATAAGTATATCTCTATCCTCTATTTCTGATATATCAGACAAACTAATGTAAGCATTTTTAACTATACCACCAAAAATCTCATTAGCTTTTTTTGTTAATCTTTTACTTTTATGATACATTATCTTAACTGTTATAAATTTCTATGTACTTATTTAAGTTCTCTTGGTAGCTTTTTATACAAGAAGAACAACTACTTGGTTTTATTTTAGTATTAAATATACTATTGTAAACAGAAACTAATCTTTCTACCTCATTAAACTTCCATCTGGACTTTTTCTTAATGTTCCCTGAAACATACCAGTTATAATCTTCTTCAGAGATACAGTTTAACCTTCTTCTACCCCAAGCAGTATATTTGTTTAACTTTTCTTTACGTTCTTCGCATCCACAATCAGCATCTAACACTTCTGTAACAGCTTCTACAACTTTCTTAATACCAGTAGCTTTAGTAATCTTCTCTACTACATCACCTAAACCTACCTCTTCTTTCTCTTGGAATTTAGCTTTCCATTCCTTATACTCTCTGTAGTCTTTAGAACGCTTGTCTATACTATCGTAATAACCTTTTTCTTCTAAATCTTTGTAATACTTGTCTTTTTTCATAATTTGTTATAATAATGTTTATATGCTTCTAATATTGTTTCGTAAATCTTTTCTTTCTCTTTCTTAGTCTTTTGCTTAAAGATTGTAGTACCTTTTCTTCTTGTTACCAGCCTTCCGTTCTCTATGTTGTAAACATCTATTCTTACGTCTTGCATACTGTTAATTGCTGTTGGTGATATAAATATACCATTAATCCAGCAATCTCTAACTTCTTTACAGTTTATCATAATCGCCATTGAAAAAGTCCTCTATATTTTCCTTGTATTTTTCTCTTAATTCCTTCTTTAGTTTCTTTAACTTCTCAGATACAGAATACTTTGTTACATTAGCGTCATCAGATATCTTCTGTTGAGATAGCTTTTCTTTAGAGAAATAAGATACATTACTATTAATAGGTACTCTATAATACAATTCAAATAACTTTTGTACAAATTGGTCTTTCTTAGATAAATCCTTTCTTATATCATTGATAATGTCCTCTAATGCTGTATCTCTTGCATAGTCGTAATTAACATCTTCTGGTAAATCTAATTCATCATTAAGCAATAAAGAATCAGCTAATAGTTTCTTTCTCTTAATGTCTATAAACAAGTTTTTTAAAGTCATATAAATATAGTATTTATTTATACCATCTTCACCATATTTAAACTTATCCTTATTCTCTATTTTAGAAATCTTTAAGTACATCTCCTGTACTATATCCTGTGCGTCTTGATAATTGCAACCAAAGTTAATGCAACATTTAATCCAAAGACTGTGTAATTTAGCTACCTTATCTAACATTTACTATATCTGTATTAATTAACATTTGTAATATATCATAAAAATCTTCTTTCGTCATAACAACTACTTCACCTAATCTATTTCTTTTATGGAATATAACGTTGTAGTTATTGTCTTTAGGCATTGAATCTAATATCTTATGATAAGTACCTAATTTCTCAACGTGCTTTAGTTGTACGTTAAAGATGCCTGTATTGGTTAAGTCTACTTTCATATCATCAAGCATCTTACTCTCATATCTGGAGGTCTTGCAATCAACAAATCCCATATCTCTAAACTCCTTAGCTATATCTCTTTCGTATTTATTTCCTTTATTTCTACTATTAATTGGCATATTTTAATTGATTTAATTTGTCGCAATATACAAAAAATATTTTAATTATCTACAATTATTTTAAATAAATTTCTGATTTTTAAACTTTAACACAGACTTGCTAAGAGTTTCTTTTCTTTTAATCAGTTTATCTGAACCATAACCTCTGTTGTTTTTATTAGTGTAGTAATAAGATTCATTAAGAAAGTTATTATAAGCACTTCTACTCTTACTTGGTTTACTTATTCTAAATTCCTCTGTTATCCTAAGTTCATCTAATATATCATCCATAAACGTCATATTAGACGTATTAAAGTATAAATATACTAAATCCTTCTTCTTGCCTAAATCCAATACTCTTTGTACTGTAAGGTCTTTGTGTTTACCTACTTTTAACGTAGACTTTCTTGTAAGTTTTCTTAATGTTGCTATCATAATTATTAATTTTATAATGCAAATATAATAAAAATAATTTAATAAACAAGATTGTTAATAACATAGAAATATTGTTAATAACTTTTTAAAATAAGTCTTGCATAAATAAAACTTTTGGTTTAAATTTGCTTATTTTTGTTTTAGAACTACTATTAAGTAGTCTAACGCAGACGACCTCCCCAAAGAGGGTCGTCAAGTGATTGATAACGCAAAGTGGAATTGGAAAAGGTGCTATTTAAAAAAAAGAGATATATTTATTTTTTTAGTGTTTAAGAAAAGTTTAATACGTTCAACCCTTTTTGAGAGGGTTTCACTTAGCTATCTAATATTTACCACCTTTAGATAAATTATCTTTTGCCCATAAAGGCTGTAAATTAGTGTAGTGACATAGTTTTATCAAATCTTCTTTAGTTTCAGCAGAACATAAAGGTTTTATATGGTCTATATGCCATTCTCCATAGTTATCCCAATTCATTCCATCAACAAACTTACTTTCTAAGTAAGATTTAGCTTCATTATAGGAACACCCAAGCATTTTAGAATTACTACTTTTTTTAGTCCAGTAATTAACCTTAAAAGCCGAAGATGTTCTTTTTCTAAGATTATACTTCATCCTATGAAACCCACTTGTCTTTCTCTTAAATTCTTTTCTATCTGATGCTTTTCTAATAAGAAGCTCCCTATTTTCAACATAATACTCCTTCTTATATTTTAAAACTGAATCCTTGTTATTGTTGTAGTAGTTTTTTACTGAATTAATTTTAGATTTCTTGTTTTTGTTGTAGTAGGACTTATAATATTCACTAAAGCAAGGTTTACACTTAGACGACACACCGTACTTCCCATTTTTCTTTTTATTGAACTGAGTAATAGGTTTCTCTTCGCCACAATATTTACATAATTTTTTCATAAAGCAAATATACAAAAAATAATTTAAATACTATTTAATATGGTATACACCTGAACTTTTGCCCTGAACAAGAAACTGCATAGCGTATCTTATAGCGTCAATGTAGTGGTTAAATTTGTCAATAGGAACTGTGTTTTTATCCTTCCAAGCGTAATTGTTTACTTCTTTAATAACATCAATACTATCTTTATCTATAATCCATTCATAGTCTTGTATTAAAGCTATACCACTTAATATACTACCAGTCTTTTTAACAGTAGGCTTCATATTTAAACCACTATTCTTTAGTTCTCTAATTAATCTTGGTTCAGAGTTATCACAAATAATTAAATCAGATTTAGCATAAGCCTTGTTTAGTCTTATAATTTCACTTGTAGATAAGTTAGGTTTATTATAACATTGCTTTACCCATAACTGCCTATTAGGTACATCTACAGAAACTTTAACTAACGTTGTATCATCTAAACTAAAACCGAAATCTTGACCATAACACATTAACTCTCTATCCATAAACACACCTGTTCTCCAGTTCTTTATAATAACCCCTTCTGCACGCTCTTTCCAACCTCCTAAGATTTGGTGTAAGTATTTACTTGGATTATTCTTTTTAGTCTTGTAAATAGTCTGTAAGAAAGAATCAGGTAAATTAGCCTTATTGTCTTTATAAGTAGTATGTATGTACGTAACACCTTTCTTTGTTAAATTACTTCCATCAGTAACTAAAGCATCTCTAAAGAACCTCTTGTATATCCAATGCTCTTTAGTTGCAGGGTTTAATATTAAAATAACTCTGTTTTGTTTAGTTATTGCTCTTACAGATAAGTCTATCTTATCAAAGGTTTCTTCATCATCTAACTCTTCTGCCTCATCCACTACAAAGGTAGTAATACCATTAAGTGATTTAAGTGCTGCTGTTTGATTACCACTACTTGTTCTAATACCTTTAAATATAATAGAAGAACCTGTTGTTAGATTCATTATTTCATCTTTAGTAATCCTAAAGTCTTTGTTCTTACCTAACAAATCTATCTTTTCAACAAACTCTGGTATAATAGAAGTATGTGCAGAAGTCATTGTATAACG